ATGGTCGGGCCGAGGTAGATTGTTTTCTTCATACGAACTTGTTTGCCTTTCTGCGGGGAGCGTGGGCTTCCCACGTCATGCCGACCGCACCGAAAAAGTACGGCCAGCTCTGTTCATTCTGAAGTGCCCATGCAAAGCCGTCCTCGTCGTCGTTGAAAGCAAATGGACCGAGGGTGTTTGTTTCTTCGTAGTGCTGCTGCATTACTTCCATGATTTCGAGGACGCTTGCGTGGCCTTGATTTGTTAAATCATCGTCGTATATGCCAATGCGAAAAAAAACGGCGATTTGGTGTGATGACCGCTGGTTCTTGACATCGCCGCTGTCAAGAACAACGGTGATGTAGGGAAATGGGTCCTCAGCTTCCTCGCTCTCTCGCTTCGGCAGGTTCTGACGAAACACATGGACAGGCTCCATCTTCCCGTCTGGGGTCTTGTATCGCCTGTCTTTGAAAAGCTCGATCAGGTCTTTCTGAAGCCTGATCTGGAGGTCTCTCGCGGTCATCTTGTTACCCTCTTGATCTCTTTGAGAATATTGTCCATGAGCTTGTCATAGATTTCCGGCTCAATAACGCCGTATACCCGGTCTTTGCTGCCGATCATCGTGGGGATGGAGTTCGACAGCAACTTCTTGATCGGGTAGCGGGTCTTGTGGTATCGCTGGGCGACTGAAACGTGACCGTTGCGGAACTTCACCAGAAACGCCTTGTTGTTGGATTTCATCAATCCTTTCAGGCTGCTGGAAAGCAGGACCTTGGCTTTCAGAACGTCAGGCTTGTCTTGGCCGGTACGATATGTGGCGGGCGACACTTTGAAATCTTTTAGTTCCAGCTGTTCCCCGGTGACATTGATCGTGGCGGTAAGGCTGCTCTCTGTGGCGTTCTGGGTTTTCATGGCCTTGGTGAAGCGGCCCTGCTTTACCGCATAGGTTTCCTGAGCTTTCTTGGCAAGGTCCTTTTTGGCATCTCTGGCGGTGTCGTTGACGGCGTTCTTCAGAACTCTGCGGCTCTCACTTTTCATGGAGCCGAGGGCATCCTCTATGGTATGGAGAAGATCTTCGTCGAACTCAAACCGAAGGATGCCGTCTGAAGAAGATACATTCATCTGCTGCGGTTTGCCTCCAGCGTGATGGTGTAAACGCCGCCCTCATCGGTGGCATCGACCACGGTGTACATCTTGCCGTCCAGCTTGATCACCCGCTTCTGTGCCGGGAGACCGCTGGGGAACACAGATGCTTTGACGTAGAGCAGCACCTGCCGAGCGTGGATGCCGTCCATGTTGGACTTCATCCGCTTCTCTCGTTCGATGTTCTCTATGTCGTCAATGAGGGCGGGCACGTCGTTGCCGTCGATGTTGTGCAGGTCTGCAAACTCGGCGGTGTTGAGAAAGACTTCGTCAACGTCCCGGTCCATGACCTGCTTGAAACTCATGCTTTGCATTTCCTGCGCCGCCTTTCCACCGTCTTTGGGATTTTCCCGACGAGGTCGTCCCCGGTCAACTCGCCGCCGACAGCGATTCCGGGGAGGCCGGGTTCAGCGGTCACCGGGCGGGCTGCCACGCCGCTGGGCGGGTGGTAGTCCTCCGGCACCCACATGGCAGTTCCGGCTTCGATCCATGCAGCGGTGTCCTCCGGGCGGTCTGCCGGGAGAAAGTCACCGGGCTTGTACTGGGCAAAGCCGACCTGAATGTGGGCGAGGGCGAGAAGCCGATCAGCCATCCAGCTTGACCAGAATCTTGGTGTCCTCGGCGGTTGCGGATGCTGCTGCGTAGCCGACTGCGGTATTGCCGGTTGCGGTGTCGGTGATGCCGTTGCCGTCGAAGTACACGGTTGCGCCCATGTCGATCTTCTTGGTGCCGGTCTTGGGAATCTCCCAGATGCCGCCGACGTGCAGGGAGCCGACCTTGTTCGGCTCGATGTCGGTGCCGGTCACGCCGATGTGATCGCCGATTTTGACGATGGTGTTCGCGGGAATGGTGGCGGTGGTGGTGTTGGTGTAGTCCAGAGCCTCACCGCGCTGCCAGAATTCAGCTTTTGCCATAACTCATGCGCTCCTTTCTTTTAGCCCAGCGGGTCTGCGATGTTGGTGCCGGGGTTCTTGATCGCGCCACGGTAATCCATGACGTTGATGCCCCAGTCGAGGTAGATATCCCAGACGAAGCCCAGCTGACCGGGGGTCTCCATGCGGCGAATGGTCGGGATCTCCTGACCATTCAGGTAATCAACCTCGATGAAGGCGGTGTCGGTGGTGTTCGCGGTCATAAACCACGGCATCACATTGCCGAAGCCGCCAGCCAGCGTGTTGATGGTGGGGTCCTCGATCACGTCCAGATTGCGGTACTGGTACAGCGGGTTGACGGACTGGGTGTTGCCCTCGGTGTTGATGGTGGGGCTGTTGAACAGGGTGTAGACATCAAAACTCATGCCGACAGGGACGATGAATGCGCCGGGGCGGATGATGATGGGCTGGCCGAACTCGTCCTTCTGGGTGGAGAGAGTCAGGATCATGCTCTGAACCGCCGCCTTGGTGATGCCACTGCCGGTTTTCAGCAGGTTGCGGTGGTCTGCGGAGAACAGCTTCTTGCCGTCGTAGATGGCGGGGTTGCTCATCAGGATCTGATAGCACTGGGTGTTGATGGTGCGGCGGGCAGCTGCTGCATGGCGGGCGGGGATGCTGGTCACCAGATCGATGTCGTCGTTGATGAACGCCTGACGGGACAGGGTGAACTGCTTGCCGTAGGTGTGCAGACGGCGGGTCGGCAGCTTGGCATCGGTGGGCTTGTCGTTCTTCAGCTCACCGCCCTCCGGCACTTCGAGGAAGTCACCGATGGGGCCAGCCAGATAGTTGTTGTCGTGAACCTTGAAGTCCTTAAGGCTGCCCTTTTTGGTCCAGCGGTCAAAAGTGACCGGGGCCTTGCGGTGGCCCTCGACGTAGGACTTATTGATGGCGTTGTCCAGAATGGCGGGGAATGCTGCGGTCGGGTTGTAGAACTGACGCTGCATCAGCATGGTGAACAGGTCGTCCGAACTCT